TAGCGTTTCGGCGCGAGCTTGCTGGCCACCCATTTGAGCGCGTCCACCCGGAGCCGCCCGATCTGCGCGTCGTGCGAGTTGAACGCCTCGTCGAGGATCATGTCGGCGTAAGCGTCGGCCTGCTTCTGGCGCGATTGCGCGTATTGTTCGGAAAAGGTTTTGTTGTTCATCGTCCACTCGATCACCGTGGAAGGCGGAAGGTCGATGTCTCGGCAAATCGCCCGCAGGGTTTCGCCATTGGCGATGCGGAAACAGATCAGATCGGCGAGTTCTTGGGTGAACTTCGTCGGCCTGCCTTGCTTTTTCTTTGGTTTCGTCGCCATGGCTTTATATGGTATCAGTCAAAATTGACCTTGACAAGTTTTCGTCATCCCCCTTTAGAATCCCCGTAGCTTCGCGTGATTTCCACTTGGGTCATTTCTTCTTTCTTGGTTTGGACTTTGGTTTGAACAAAGAGGATTTCGACGCTTTCCGGGTCGTCGTCCGGGATGAGCTTTGCGTAGCGCAACTGGTCGATGAGCGGCTTGCATCCTCCTGCGTAGTTGTCTGCATCAAGTAGGCGAATGGATTTTCTTTCAATGCGGAGTCGAGTGCGCGGCGGGCGCGGACTTTCTCCTTTTGCAGGGCAGTCCAATGTTGTCCGAGGAGCCGGTTGAGGCTTGGGGTGAGGTATCCCGGAAGTTGAAGTGTGAGAGTAGCTGCCATCGGGGTTTTGCCGGTAGCCGAGGTTTCGGAGTTGTTCATGTGTCCAGTTCACTTGGTTTTCAGCGCCTCCAAGGCTTTGTTCCTTGCCCAGTTTCCTATGTTGTCGAAGCCGATTGCTTCGGCGATTTCCTTCAATACCTCCCTCGCCTCGTCGCGCTCCTTGCGAACTTTCTGAATCTCGTCAAACCGCTCGTTTGCAAAATTGTTTAGCCCTTCAATTTGTTTTCTGGCATTCACCAATTCTTGATTAATTTCTTCAGCCTCCAGCCGCGCAATGTCCCGCTCCTCCCGCGCCTCGTCGCGCTCGCGTTCCAATATGCGAGCAAATCCTGAAGGCACACATTCGCGGTCGGCATTTTCCAATCCAACTGATGTTAGTGCATCCGTTTCTGGTGTGTCGCTCATCGTTTTTTTCGCGCCCGGAGCATGGCGATGATTTGAGGAAACTTGGCCGGGTGAAACGCCGCTTCCTTAATTTTGTCCGCAGGTAATGGCATTGGCATAATTGAGCAAATTTGCTGATAGGGTCGTCCTTTCAAAAAATGCCGCGCCGTCCGCCGAGCCTCGGTGATAATCGCCTGCTGGTGCTTGGATTTATACCGCTGCGTGTTCCATATGTCCTCGACGGCCTGCAAAATGATATTGCAGACCAAGTCGCAGACCCCGTTGGTGTGATACTCACGCGATGGGGGTCGCGTGGTATCAGTCGAAACATTGTCAGAAAGGGATTTCTTCACCTTCTTCGGTGTGGGTTTTTTCGACATGGGTTTTGATTTCCTTGGTGGCTTTCTCGATGGGGACGACCTGCTTGGCGTTGCCGAGGATCGGGGTCTGGATTCCGCTCTCGCGCTCCTGCTTGGAGATCGACTGCTTGACCATGTAATCCCCGAATTCGCCTCCGGGGGTTGGGATCAAAACGAGGTCGGCGAAAATAGCCTGGTTGCCGTTTTTGCGGGTGACCCGCTTGAAGCGGGCCTTGTCGAGTTGGGTAACATCAATAGATAATGTAATCATTTTGTTTTGTGTATTTTCTTTGGTTTGTGTTCTGGCGGGAGATTGTTGAGATACGAAACCGCTTTGCCGGTGTCGCCGACCTCGGCAGCGGTCACGCAATTGTCGCTCACGATGCCGTGATCTTGGAGGGTGTTCATCGTGTCGATCTCGTCGTAATTCTGCGCGTGGATGTAGTGTTGTAGCGTGTTCACTTGGTATCAGTCAAAACTTTGTGCGATTCATACCGTCACAATCTTTGTGAACTCCGCTAACCGGCGAAGGATCGGCTCGCCCCTGTCGGACGAGAGCATTTGTTTCAGCGCCTCGCGGCCCGCATTCGCCGTCCAGATCACCGGCAACTCATGCGAGGTGCGGTGTTCCAGTAAGTCGAAGAGTTCCAGTTCCGCCCGCTCGGTCATCTTGTTTTTCCCGAGGTCGTCGAGGAGCAGCACCTTCGTGCGGCGGCACCGGGTCAGCGTGTCCTCGGCCATGTTTTTCGCCTGCGGATCGTCGTGCCATTGGTCGGCACACGCCTTGGCAAATGCCGTGGCCGTGATGCCAAACACGCGAACCCCGCTAAAATGCAGGCGTTTGAGAAGCATCCACGCCGCACGGGTCTTGCCGGTTCCCGCGATGCCCACAAACCCCAGCCCCATCGGTGAAACCTCCCATGCCTCGCATTCGCGCAGGAATGCCGCTGGAATGCGTTCGGGATCGCTTTCGCGGTAAAGTGGAGGGCAGAGGGTGTGGAAAGCCTCCTGCCGCCTTTGCTGCTCAATTAAAGCCTGCTCCTGCTTGAGCATCTCGATCCGGCGAAGGTCACACTCGTCGCACAGGATTTTCACATTCGGGAAAATCCGGAGCAAATCCTCCCCCGGCGCCGGAACCGAGTTGTAGCACTCTGGCGATGCACAGGCTTGGACCGTGGCTACCATGTGAGATCGACCTCCTTGACCATTGCAGGCGCGAGCGCCGGTTCCACCTTGTTGAGCCAGCTGATGACAAACTGGCGGGTCTTCTTGCGACCGGGGCGGGCGAGGAGCCACGCATCCATCTTGCGGGACTCCGCATCGACATCGATGCCCGGATAGTGCCGCCGCATCTCCGCCCAAAACTCCTCATCCAGAAGGTAGGCGTTGCTTTGGGGAGCGGAGCGACCTACTTCCTTTCCTTTCCCTTTCATTACATTCCTTTCCTTTCCTTTCCGTTCAAGGTCCGCTTCAACCTGTGCTTGAAGCTGTGGTTGAAGCTGTGGTTGAAGCTGTGGTTGAAGCACAGGTTGAAGCTGTGCTTCGCGGCGTGCTTCACCACTTGCTTTGCCGCCCGCCGAACCAGAGCTTCGTTTGGCTTGGATTTCCGCCTCCTTGGACAAGGGGTAAAACTCAACAACAAGTTCATTCTCTTTCCACTTCCACAACCCGCTTTCAGCCTGCGCCTCGGCTTGAGTGATCCCGCAGGTTTGTTGCCATTGCCGGTCTTTCCACGACCGGCAGTCGGCAATCACCCCCCCGTTTTCTTGATCCGCGCAGTAAGCGAGAAGGGACAACCATGTCGCCCGCTCGACCGGCTCCGCCCCGACATAAGCCGGGGATCGGAGGTTCGCGATCTCAATGTTAAGCCACCTCATACTAGTTCCGCCCCCCTATAAACGGCCAGCACCCGGGCATGAGCTTTCGCCCGTTTCGCCTTGCGGTAGCAGAGGTGACGAATCCTCCCTGCTTTGACCGCTGCCGAGAACCTCGCGCCCATCGCGTTCGGGTGGGGCGGTTCGGGAATCCATGGCCGGACATCCTCGGCGGTGAATTCCGCTCCGTTGCGGGCCAGCCACCCGATCACTTGGTCGCAGGTCGTCTTCCAATCCTCCGGGGTGTTGGCATCCACTTGCAGGATGCCCCGGTCGCGCAGTTCCTCGCCGGTCATTTGGATTTCCCTTTCTTCTTGTCCTCGACCAGCTTCACGATCTCCTTGCCGATCTCCGCCTCGCCGTCCTGCACCGGCACACCCATCTTGCCGCACCATGCTCGGAAGGTCGCCCCGCCCATCTCGCCGCCGAGCGCCTCGACCAAATCATCGAGTCCCGACTTTCCGGCCACCGCCGCCCGCACAATCGACAGTCGGTTGAATGTTTCGCTCCCCTTCTGCTTCTGGAGCTTCCACCCCGGCACCTCCGCGCCAGCGACCATCTGCGCTTTCGCGGCGTCCTTGAGTGGCTTGACGAATTCCTTGGAGAAAATCGATTCCGCCTTGAGGAACTTCCCAAGCCGCACCGGATCGGCGAGCAGGCTTTGGCGAATCTCCTCCAGCGACACCGTTGATTCCACGGTCGCCAGCGTCTCCACCACCGGAGCCGTCAGCGCGACACAAGTGTCGGATTTGCGGCACCAGGAGCAGTATTCACAGGAGGTCGGCTTGCGATTTGGGTCGCTCGCCGAGGCCAAGACATCTGCCACAACCTGCGCGGCCTTCTCGTAGGTGAAATGATATTCCACCACCTCGCGTTGGTCGCAGAACAGCAAATGCATGGTCCACTCTTGTGCAAATGCGCGATCCATATTGCCAAGGCAGTAGGCTGCGGCCTGCTCGTAATACGAGCGCAGAGACCCCGACTTGAGGTCATAACTCGTCGCCTTGCTTTCTGTCCTCGCATCCTCCGTGCCTTCATGCTCCATGCCCGGGGTGCGAACTTTGAGCTTCGCCTCGTCAGCTTCAATGGGAGCGCCGTCCGCAAGTTCGCGAACCTTGGCAACCGCCCATGCCACCGACTCCAGTTCGTCGGAAGATAATTCCACCGCGACCG